TCCTTGGGTATCTCCTATTCAAGCAAATATGAATATGTTATACCATAAAGAAAAAATTGAAAAGTTAATGGCTGAAGATAAGATAGAAATTGCTCCTATCTCTTTTCTTCGTGGTAGAACATTTGTTAATGCTTGTGTTATTGTTGATGAGTCACAGAACGTAACAAAGGCACAAATGGAAATGATATTGTCTCGTCTTGGTATCAATTCAAAGATGATGCTAACTGGTGATATATCACAAATTGACTTAAAACAGAAAAAAGATTCTGGTCTTCCATATTTATTTAATATGAAAGACAAGATAAATGGATTGGGGGTTTATGAGTTAAAAACAAACCACCGTCATCCTATTGTTGATGATATATTGAAGTATTTTGAAGAAACAAAAACCGAGAAGTAAATGACAGATATTCCTATTTGGCCTGGTAGTTCAAGTTTTACAACTGGTAGCACACCGTTTGGAACATTTGATAACGATGCTGATTTTCAAGCAGAAGCAGATCCTTTTGCGGATTGGTGTGCTAAAAGATTGGGTTATCCACTTGTTGATGTTGAATTGCAAGATGTAAATTTTTATACTTGTTTTGAAGAAGCAGTTTATGAGTATTCATATCACATAAATCAATTCAACATACAACAAAATCTTTTGAGTATAATAGGTGCATCTACTGGATCAAATTTAACACAACGCAACATTTCAACTGGAATGGGTCCACTTGTTCAACTTGCAACCGAATATGGTAGTGAAACTTTTACTAACGGTAATGTTAAATTTTATTCTTCATCTATTGATATTACTGTTGGAAAACAACGATATGATTTAGATACACTAATACGTGATGTAAAAGTTCCAACCGGTTCAATAGAAATAAAAAAAGTACATCACTATTCCCCACCGGCTTCAATGAGATTTTACGATCCTTATTTGGGAAATCAAGCAATGCTTGACACATTTGGGTTCGGTGCTTATTCTACTGGTGTATCATTTATGTTGATGCCAATGTATGCAGATTTGCTTCGTATTCAAGCAATAGAGTTCAATGATTTAATGCGTAAATCTGCCTTTACATTTGAAATAATAAAAAATGAACTTCGTATATTTCCAGTACCAACAAAAAATTTCAAATTGTGGATTGAGTATATTGTAAAAGAAGAAAGAAGTAATCCATTAAAATATCCGGGTGGACAGGTTTCTGATATGTCAAATGCACCTTATGATTATATGGTTTATTCACAAATAAATTCTCCGGGAAAAACATGGATATACAGTTTTGGTTTGGCATTAGCAAAAGAAATGCTTGGATATATTCGCGGTAAATATGGAAGTATACCAATACCAAATGGTGAAACAACTCTTAATGCTGCCGATTTACTTTCTGCAGCAACTGCAGAAAAACAGGCATTGGTAGAACAATTAAGAACTATGTTAGATACAATGACCAGAAGTAAATTATTAGAAGCAAAAAGATTAGAAACTGAAGCACTTGCAGCTAGTTTGAATGGAACTCCTTTATCAATTTACATAGGATAAAATAATGCCATTATTTCATGGAACCAGAGATGCTGGACTTGTTCACAAGTTTAATATGGAATTGGTCAATGATATAATTGATACAGAGGTTGCAGTTTACAAACTTTCATTGGAAAATACAAAAACAAATTTGTATAATGAATCCGATAAAAAAGTATATCACAGTCCTATCAAAGTTCCGTCATTGATAGATTATCAAGCACAGACATATGAAGGAACTGAATTTGGACAAGACTACCAACAGGCGGCAAACTTTGCATTTATACGAGAGTATTTGAAAGAGGTTGATATTTTTATTGAAGTTGGTGATGTCATAGAATATAATGGTGATTTTTGGGAAGTTGATTCAATTCAAGAAAATCAATTTTTCGGCGGAAAAAATCCAGATTATTCTTTTGCAACTGAAAAATGGGGTCATAATGTTTCTATTATTGCAAATACACACTTGACAAGACGTTCAAGAATACATATTGAAGAATTTAGACCGGCAATTCCAATTGATAATAATGATATACCGAGCAACATATAATGAATAATTCTAGCAAATATAGGAAACCACCACTTCGTAGAACAAGTGATAGTTTTATAGATGACAAAAATTCTATACAAAACCCAAGAACTGATTTAGGTTATAGGCGAGATTTACAAGTAAGACGGGATAAAGATAAAACAAGAAGTCTTGGAATTACTTTATATGATGTTGATTTTGCAATAAAATCGTTTATCGATCAAAAAATGCAATTAAAAGTTGAAGATGGTGGTGAGAATATATCGGTTCCAATCATTTATGCAAATTCTGAAAAATGGGCATCTATTCAAAGAGATGGTTTCCTAAAAGATAAAAAGGGAAAAACACTTGCACCATTGATTACTTTTCGCCGTTCAAGCGTAAACATTAAATCGGAAATGCGTAGAAATAAAGTTGCTAATGTAAATCAGATTGCGTATTATATGAGACAAAAATATAATGCAACAACACCATACGATAGATTTAGCACTCAATATGAAAAGAAAAAACCCTCTGAATACTTTATGACTCCTATGCCAGATTATGTTGATATTTCATACGATTTTATTGCTTGGTGTGAATATCAAAATCAATTGAATTACATTGTAGAAAATTTTGTGTATTTTAGTGGTCAATCATTTGGTGATAAAAACTTTTTCAAATTTTCTACAAATATGGATAGTATTGGAATGGAGAATAGTAATACAACAGGTCAAGATAGAATTGTCCGTGCTTCTTTTCAGATTACTGCTCATGCTTATTTATTACCAAAAGATGTTGCTGCTCAAACAACAACAAAGAGATTGGTTACTGCCAATAAAATTGTTTTTACATCCGAGGCATTTAGTGATATAAATTCTATTCTTGCTAGAGAATCCGCAGAACTTTCTCAAAATAATGATGAATTTGGAATTTCAAATTCCGATAGAAGAAATGTTCTTCGCATTGGTAAAAATGAAAAAGGATTTGGTAAACTCAATAAACAAACAGATGAAGAATTAATACATTACAGAGAAAAGGTAAAAAGACTAACCGATGTATCTATCAATAGATCTCCGGATGTTTACCCAACTGAATTTGATGAAACATAATAGTTTTTGATATTTTTTTACATATTTATATTTGTTATTTTATATTTTATTTAAGAGGTTTTTATGGCAGACGAAGTTACATCAAATACAACTGAACAAAATTTTTCCGATGATGATGTTGTTGCGGTTAAAAATTTACAATCACAATATGCTCGAACAACTGCACAAATTGGTCAAGTTGAAATAGAGTTACATTTATTGACAAAGAGATTGGATCAAATGAAAGAATTACGTGAAAAATTATTCACGGAATATACTACATTACAAGACGAAGAACAAACTCTTGTTAAATCTTTAAATGAAAAATATGGTGATGGTATTTTAGATATAGACTCCGGTAAATTTATTCCGTCTGGTTCGTAGTTTGGATTTTTTACTTCATATTTATATGAAGACTTAATTCTATAATTTTTTTGGAGATAATAAGTGGCTAATGAAAGAATTGTAAGTCCTGGAGTGTTTACTAATGAAAATGATCTATCATTCCTTCAACAGGGGATTGGTCAAATTGGTGCTGCTCTTATAGGACCAACGCTCAAGGGACCTGCATTTGTCCCTACCGTAGTTCAAGGATATGGAGAATTTTTAACAAAATTTGGTGGAACATTTGAGCAATCATATCTTCCATACACAGCAAAAAACTATTTGAATAATGCAGGTAGTGCAACCATAGTTAGAGTTATGGGCACAGGCGGTTATTCATTGAAACATCCAATTGCACTTGTTGCAACTGGATCATGGGGTAAGAAATTGATTTCTTTCTTACATCCTACATTTGTTGTTACAAGTGGTGACTCAACATCATTGTTTGCTGATTCCACTATCACTGCAAATGCAAGTGGTAGTTTTGTAATAACTGTTGCTGGTGACTTTACAACAGATGTTTCATTCTTTACAAATGCAACAAATGAAGATGGTGTGCCTTTTAGTTCATCTATCAATCCTGAAAATACTTCATATATCGGCGATTTATATGGGTATAACCCGTATGGAACACATGCAGTTTACAATTATGTTAATTTTAGACAACAGGCATCTGCATCTATTGCTGCTGATCCCCTAACAACTGTATTGATTGAAACTGGATCAAGTGGTGCACCTTGGGACTTTTTGCAAGATTATTTAGAAGCATCTACACCTTGGGTGACATCACAAAAAGTTGGTGCAAGTGCATCAGACTTGTTCCGATTCCACACTCTTTCTCATGGTGTTCATTCAAACTATGAAATAAAGGTTGGTATTGCAAACATTCGTCCTGCTGGTTCGATTGCTGGTTCTGAATATGGTGATTTTGATGTTGTTGTTAGATATGTTGATCAATCTAAATTACCACAAACTCCATTCAATTACGAAGACGAGGATATTCGTCCTTCTGTTATTGAAACATTTAAGTGTAATCTTGATTCAAATTCACCAAAATATATTGCTAGAGTTATCGGTGATAGATACATAACAATCACAGATGAAGGTAAAGTTGTTGTTAATGGTGACTATTCTAATAAATCAAAATATATTCGTGTTGAAACAACAGATGCAGTAACTAATGGTGGCGTTTCACCTAACCTAGTTCCATTTGGTTTCCGTGCTCTCATATCACCAATACCAAGTGCATTTACACAACCACCTTCTGCATCTTATGTAACAGACCAAACAATTGGCGGTGCTTACAATAGAAGAGTTTACTGGGGATTCGATTATGATTTCTCAAATACAGATAACTTTAACTATTTAAGACCATTGCCTATTTCTGATAATCAAACAACAGGATCTAATGAAGACTTCTACCTTGGCGATTATGAACAAAATGCGGGTGCAAGTTTCCCATCAAGTGCAACTGCTTATAGTTCATCAATTGATTTAACTACAAATACTGCTCTTGATTCTCGTAAATTTATGTTGCCATTCCAAGGTGGATTTGACGGTAATAAGCCAAATATACAAAAGAAAACAGGAACATATATTGAAGCTGGAAACACACAAGGATTTGACATTTCAAATTCATCTGCTGACGGATATGTTGCTTACAAAAAGGCAATTGATGCCGTTTCTAATGCAGACGAATTTGATATTAACTTGATTGCTATGCCAGGTGTATTACACTCATTGCATTCTGCAATAACAACATATGGTATTGATATGTGTGAAAATCGTGGTGATGCTTTCTATGTAATGGATTCAATTGGAATAAATGATAATATTGCAAGTGCAACATCCAATTCAGAAGGTCTTGACACAAATTATGCTGCTACATATTATCCTTGGGTTAAAATTATTGACTTCGATAAAAACAAACCTATTTGGGTTCCACCTTCTGTTGTTCTTCCTGGCGTTATTGCATTCAATGACCGTGTTGCCGCTGAATGGTTTGCGCCTGCTGGTCTTAATCGCGGTGGTTTGACAGAAGTTGTTGAAGTTAAAACCAGATTAACACAAGCTGAAAGAGATACATTATACGAGGCAAGAATAAATCCTATTGCAGTATTTCCTGCAACAGGCGTTTGTGTATGGGGACAAAAAACACTTCAAGGTCGCCCATCTGCACTTGACCGTATCAATGTTCGCAGACTCTTGATTGCTTCTAAAAAGTTTATTGCTTCTTCTACAAGATACCTTGTGTTTGAACAAAACACATCACAAACAAGAACTCGTTTCTTGAACATTGTGAACCCATATCTTGAATCAATCCAACAACGCCAAGGTCTATATGCCTTCCGTGTTATCATGGATGAAAGTAACAATACGCCGGATATTATTGACCGTAACATTCTTTATGGACAATTATATCTACAACCTGCAAAGACTGCTGAATTTATCATTCTTGATTTCAACATTCAATCAACAGGTGCGGCATTTCCAGGTGCTTAATTGAATTAAATGGGGAGATGAAATACTCTTCCCAACATTTTTTGAAATGTGTATATTTATCTAAAAGAATAATTTTAATTTGGAGATATAAATGGCTGAATTACTTGATCCCACGGAAGTGTTTTTTACTCCGTTTGAGCCGAAATTACAAAATCGTTTTATTATGTATATTGAGGGAGTTCCGGCTTATTTGATAAAAGGTGCTGGTCGCCCAAATATCAGTTTTAATCCCATAACATTGGATCACATTAACATTAAAAGAAAAGTTAAAGGTAAGGGTGAATGGCAAGATGTTTCTATTAAACTCTATGATCCAATTGTTCCATCAGCGGCACAGGCAGTTATGGAGTGGGTTCGTTTATCACATGAATCAGTAACAGGTCGTGATGGTTATTCTGACTTTTACAAGAAAGACATAACATTTCATGTTCTTGGACCTGTTGGTGATAAGGTTGAAGAATGGACACTCAAAGGTGCTTTCATTACTGCAACTACATTCGGTGATATGGATT